ATGATGCCCTCTTTGATTTCATCCAGCGTGGCTTTGGCCCGGAGCATTTCGTCACTATCACCAATGGCAATTGTGCTGGGATTATGTATAGCCATGTACGACATCGGCGACATTAGAACCTCGGCCCCGGCCATGGCAACGACGCTGGCGGCGCTGGCACACATGCCTGTGATTTTAACGGTGACTTTGCCGGGATACTCTTTCAAAGCTGTATAAATCTCATCGGCGGCAAAAACACAGCCGCCGGGCGAACTGATCCAGACGCTTATATCACCCTCACCAGCAGCAAGATCTGCCTTGAAAGCTGCCGGAGTGATCTCATCGCCCCACCAGGTTTCGTCGGAGATCGGGCCATTGAGATGCAGTTCCCGCCCGGCCTCGCCTGCGGTAAAGTTCCAGAAACGATTCATTCGCTGTCCTCCGTCAATGTATCAATATCCTGCATCGCGCTGTTCATTCTGTAAATATTACCGCCCGGCGTGGGAATCAGCGGCATATCTTCGAACTTCCTAATATCGTTGGGACACATAAAACCACTGTTGATGCCAATTTGGTAGCCACGCATGCGGCTCTCATACTCCCCGCGCAGCAGGCCATCGAGGTTGAACTTGATGAAGTATTTCTCCTGCTCCTTCTCCGAAAGCAGCGCCAGACACATTGCCTGCTCCAGTCGCACGATCCACGGGCTAATAGTATATTTCACGAATTCCAATGATTGTTGCTCAATATTACTAAAACTGGACTTTTCCAGATCGCCGATCATATGAGGTGGCACACGGAAAATACGCGCGATCTCATTCAGTTGGAATTTCCGAGTCTCAAGGAACTGCGCATCGTTAGGCGGGACGCTTACCCGCTTGAAGGTCATGCCCTCCGCCAGCACGGCCACCTTGCCGGAGTTGCCTTTGTACAACATCTCCCAGGCGTCACGGATTTGCTGTTCAGCTTTATCGCCAAGGGCTGTGGGGTGCTCAAGAATTCCTCCGGGGTTGGCGCTGTTCGCGAAGAAGCCCGCACCGTATTGTTCGGTTGCCAGCGACAGGCCGATGGCATTCCGAGCCATGGCAATCGGCGAATAGCCCACGATGCCATCGTTGCTTAGGCCGGAGATGTGCAGCACATCGTCACTGGTCAGTGCCACGCCGCCCTTTTTCTGACCGGGCCGGGCTTCGTCATAATCACGCCAATATGTATAACGCAATTCACCGTCCTCGCCCCGGTTGACATCCATTTTGTAGGGCAGCAGTGGATATAGCCTGATAATGCGGCCCCCATTGTCCCGCAGGATTTGCGCGTAGGCATTGCCGTACAACAGCAGATGCGACATCATTGTTTCCCGCATGGTAAACGAGGTCATTTCTGGGCCGGGCGAGAAATGCAGCAGCCGGTACAGCCGGTGCTCCGGCGCGGGGACGGCCCCGTTGTCAGTATAGCGAAGCACATGCAGCGGTAAACTGGCGATTGTTTCTGAGATAACACGAACACAGGCATAAACAGCAGCGGTCTGCAAGGCGGTATGTTCACTGACGTAGGTGCCGGAGCTGCTCGGCCCGCTGACGAAAATGCTCTGGCCGCCGCTGGTGCTGAGACGATCCTCTGCTTTTACCTTCTTGCGCGAGAAAATTCCCATCAAAAAATCCTCCAGATCAATAATATTCGGTCTGTCCGCCATTAATGTCAATGACCGCCATGGCGTAGCCGCCGCGCTTTTTTTCGTCTCTCATGGCGAGATCGGCGGCCATTATGGCAGCAACCGCGCCGTCGATCTTCGCCGTGGCTTTACTTTTGTCCGGCTTGATGTTCCCGGCCTCGTCGATTTTGACCACAGCGTTGTCGAAATTCCAGCGGAGCACCGGGTGACCGCCGTGGGCGATGTGGCCCTTTTGTATCAGCATCAAAAAATTCTTCGCGGCGGGACTCATCGTCTCATAGCCCTGCCGGTATCCGCTGACCGTGATACCGTCCTTCTTCAGGCGCTGCGACAGTAGCTGCGCGCCCCATTTATCGAAAGCAACGTCCTTGATATCATACTTTTTGCTGAGTTCTACCAGCTTGACTTGCACGAAGTCGTAGTCTATCACCGCGCCGTCCGTGACAAACAGATGCCCCTCCGCAGCCCAGCGGTCATAGGGCACGTGATCCTTGCGGATGCGCGTTTCCATGCACTCCCGGGGAATCCAGAAGAACGGCAATAAGTAATACTTATCTTCCTCATCCTCCGGGGGAAAGCACAAAACAAGAGCAGTCATATCATCAGAAGATGATAAATCCAGCCCGGCGTAACAGCGCTTGCCATGTAAGAAAGACTCGTCGAGCCTTTGATTGCAGGCGTCATATTTGTCCATGGGCATCCACCGGCTGTACTGCTTTGTCCACATATTGAGATTCAGCCGCTTGAAGCTGTTCTCTGCGCTCAGGTCGATCTTGGCTTTTTCGAACTCCGCGCGGAAAGCGTCCGGCTCGAAAGTGATTCCGAAGGAGGGATTCACCTTACGCCACACGGCCTCCGACTGCCAGTCATCGCCCTCCTCCATGTCAAATATAACTGGATAGAATGACGGGTCGATGATATCACCGCGCTTCACCTGGTCGGCGTACTGGTGCTCCCGCCATCCGATAGAATTCCTGTCAAAGCCCGCCGTGGTGATAATAAACTGCAATGGCTGCTCCCGCGACAGGCCCGAACTGGTGGTCATTACCTTGAAAAAGTCCTCATTTTTCTGCGCATGGAGTTCATCGAAAATAATGCCATGGGAATTGAGGCCGTCCTTGTTGCCGTGATCGGCACTGACTACCTGATAAAAACTGCCCAGCGGCTTGAAGGTCATCGTGGTTGTCGAGCGGTTATACTTGATGTTTTCGCTGAGAAATTCATTCTGCTCCACCATGTGCAGCGCGACATCGAACACGATCCGGGCCTGCTTGCGATCCATCGCGCAGCCGTAGATTTCCCCGCCGTATTCATGATCGCAGCATAACAATAACAGTGCGATTGCCGCAGCGAGTTCGCTTTTGCCATTCTTTTTGGGCAGCTCAATATAGGCCCGTTTATACTGCCTGCATTCGTCGGACTTCGACACGATCCCGAACAAATCTCTAATGATCTGCTCTTGCCAGTCGATGAGTTCAAAAGGCATGCCCCGCCAGCGGCCCTTGTAATGCTTCAGCCGTTCGACGAAGGCCACCGCCGCGTCGGCGAAGAGTTCTTTGTAGAAATATCCCGGTGCTATGTTTTTTGGCTTATAGTTTTTTAGCTTGCGGATGGGTTCTATGGGCATGCGAGTTTCCCCCTGTATGTAGGATAATACATGCCTATGCGGACAAGCAGTGCGGTATGACCGGCGCGGAAAATATATTTGTCCGGGACAGGCGTCCTTATATATTATAATGAAAAGTAAAAACACCCGCCCCACGATTGTGGAACAGGTGCTTTGGAAAGGGTGCTCACGTCGGATCGCCCAAGATATTATTGGGACTACAGAGCCTGCTGTGCACGAAGGAATTTACTGTTTTTTAGCAACGTAGTCTTTATCAGTAAGCTTTGCAAATGGTAACTCCATAATAATACGGTTATACACCGCGTCTGTTGTGTCCGGCCATGGCTTGGGGATTTCGGCGCATTGGTAATAATATTTGAATCCTTTCTGCTCCGCAATTCCGCTGATGTTGGCTTCGGGCTTTGTTGCAGTATTCTCCATTGAGTTCCCTCGTTTCTTTGTTTTCTTCTCATCATTTTTATGCGCAGCGACAATATGATATGTCCATCCCTGACAGGCCCCCTATTTTTAAAGGAAAGCGGACAGGCAAGGTGCCCCTAGATTGAAAACGCGGAAAATCAAACAACGGCCCGTAAAGCCCTGTCCACTATCTCGGCAATAAGAACACACTGCTCATTTGTCCAAAATCGCCCTGTTGGCCCGCTGGGGCCCTGTAAATCGGTTGACGTGACAATGCTGTTGTGATACAATATGTTGGGGTAAATAAATACGCAAGAAGGAGTGCTACAAATGGCTGGGGACGGATTTTCATTAATTAGCTTAGACGGAGCAAGTGATGTCGTAATCAAATTGCTTGACATGGTAAAAGATGCTGTAGGATGGGTTGCATCTCCACATGGAGCACAGATAGATTTTAATGATGCCCTTGTTGTATACAAAAAATCAATTGAAGATGGAAATGAAGCCGATGGCATTGTTAAGGCTGCAAAAATGGCCTCCGCAAGGAAAGATTTACGGAAATACCTAAACACAGGAAAAATAATTTCATACGCTATACCCGTCTTGGATGAAGATGCTAAAATGGAAGTCGACAGTGATTGGCTTGCTTACTTTTTCGATTATGCAGAAAATATATCTGATGATAGTATTCAGAAAATATGGGCCAGAATACTTGCGGAACAATGCAATGGCGATACTAGCATTAAAAGAACACTAATCCATATATTATCCTTGCTTGATTCAAGAACAGCGAAAGCATTTGGCAAGCTGTGCAGGATAACTTTCAAGTATCCATTGATGCCTATATATGAACATTTTGGCACAAAATTTCTTTCGGAATATATTCCGTTAGTGATTGGTTCCAAAATATCTGGGCTTCATCTTGCATTTCCTGAAGGTCATGAACTGCGCAATCTTGCATTGGAATACAGAGCATGTATACCAGAACCTAATGACATAGCAATTCTGCAAGAGATTGGGTTAATTGAGCTGCCCGAAAAGAGGGAAACCACATTTGAGTACCCTTTCAATTTTGGTTTAGTACATCACGATTACAGCGGAAAGGGTAATAAATATAAGAGCACGACAATACAGGATTATATTGTCGAGTACTTTGGTGTCAAATATAGGATTACGCCTAAATCTATTGAGGGCTGCACCGATTTAGAAGAGATACAAGAGAAACTACCGAAAACTATTAAGTTTGGAACAGTTAAATTCACTACGGTTGGCGAAAGTCTATATAAAATGATTCCATCCGAACATATAGACGGTTTCGATTCTATGTTCAGGTTTTATTTGAATGGCCAGGAGTTTAATGTCGAAGAGATATAAAGCACCCCACCGAAGCAGGGCGCTGGTTGTTTGCGGGGTTGCTATTCTTCTTCGTCTGAGCGGATGAAATTATTATAGCTGTCGGTATTGGTAAAGATGAAGTCCGCAAGCGCATCGTATTCAAGCTCAAGAGCCAGTTTGAACACATCCTGCAAAGATTCCATGTCGACGAGGCCAGTGTCTTTTATGGCTTCGATTTGCTCAATTATCGTATCAGTCATGGGCATCACTCACCTCCTTCTCGACTGTGTTTTCCTGCGGGGCCGCAGGAGCAACTTCCAGGGCTTCTTCGGCCAGCGCGTTGGGGGCCAGGAAAATCTCTTCGGGGTTATAGCCCCTGCGGAACAGCGCGTTGTTGGCGGCGTTCCATACATAAGGCCAGTAACTGCTGCTGGTTTCGTCTTCCCAGATCATCTGGACAGCAAGGCGAAAGATTCTGAACACGTCTTGGGCGTAGACATCGTTACTGAAATCAGCGAGGGGCTTATCAGTCAACGATCTCGCCCTCCTCCCCGACGTCGGCCCCCTGCGGGGCCTCGTCAGCGGGAGCCGGGGTTTCTTCGACCGGCGCGTCGGGTTCCTCTGCCTCGGCGGGGGCTGGTACCGGGGCTTTTTCGGGAGGGCCGTTTAACCACCCGCTGTTGCCCTGAAGGGGCCTAAGCAAAGTCGTGCGCGCCGTGGCGTACTCCCCGCCAATCATGCCAATGTGCAGCATAAAGCAGCGGAACCTATAGCGGTCGTTGATGCCAGTCGGCTGCGGCGTGGCGGTCACCCTCTTTTTCGTCAGCGCCGTTTTGCACAGCGCGCAGATAAAAGTTGCGAGGGCATCGACCAGTTCTGGATCGGCTGTCTGCAGCCAGGGGAAACATATGCGATCATCTTCCAGCTGGATCGGCAGGGCCTCCGCGCCGATGGCCAGCTTGATCAAATCTTCCTTCGCCGCAATCATTTTGCTCAGGTTGTCGAGGGCCTGCGGCGTAAAGCCTGCGCGGGGGTACTCTATGACCACCCGGTCGAGTTCCGGCTCGGTGGGGAATTCCGGGGTTTCCTCCTCGGCAGGCGCTTCGGCCTCCTGGGCCTCTTCGGCGGCGGCCTCTTCGAAGGGCGCGCCCACCACCGCAAAATGCTTGCTGTGCTCCGTCAGGCCGTTCGGCGCGGGTTTGATATAAACGTCGCGGCCCTCATGGTGGAAGTAGATCCCGTAGCCGGCATCCTCGGCCTCGCCGGCGGTGTCGAAGCGCTCTTGGATCAGCAGGGTGCCGCGCGGGGTAATGAGGTAGAAGGTCTTGTCGGTGTTTTCCGGGGTGAAGCCGCGCTCCTGCAGGCCGATCCACAAATTCAGCGAGTCGGGGCCGGTGACGGTGCCATCCTTGGCGATGTGGTAAGGGCCGCATTCGTATGCGCAAGTTTTGACGCCGAGGTATTTTTGCTTGGTGCCCAGGATTTCTGCCATGGCCGCGACCAGGGCCTTGCGGGTTTCGGGGTTGAATTTCTGTGTCATGTGTGTGTGCCTCCTGTACTATATTTTGTGTATTCCCCTTGGGGTAACCACAGTATATCGTACATTTGAGCGATAGTCAACCCCGCTAAACCTACCAAACATGAGGCCCCATATTGGTGCTTTAGTTACAAATAGGCTACCTCGCGGTAGGGCGTTTTCTTGCCATCACGCAGGAGGAAAATATCAGCATCGGCGTTCCAGTGGAGAGCCATTCTGCGGGTAATCACATCGCAATATTTAGGCGCGCAATCGCACATATAGCATATGCGGTCGGCCTGCTCCGCCGCCAGCATTGTCGTGCCGGAGCCGCCGAACAGATCCAGAACAAGATCCCCCGGATGCGATGAGTTCATGATGGCCTTCCCCGGTAGCGCAACCGGTTTTGTGGTCGGGTGCAGCGGGGAAGCGCCGGGCCGGTCGAACTGCCACAGGTCGCTTTGCTTGTCGTCGTCCACCGGGCACAGCCGCGCCGCGCCCTCCAACCAGCCGTACCACAACGGCTCGTACTGCGTGTTATAATCCTTGCGCGACAGCACAAAACGATCCTTCGCCCATATGATTGTGCTGCTCCAATGATAGCCGGTTTCGGTCAGCGCGCGGTGGCAATTGGGCCACTCCTGCGCCGACATACACACATAGACGACAGCGCCGGGTTCGCAGGCGGCGGCCATGTTCTTGAACGCAGAATGTAAAAACACAGAAAATTCTTCAGGCGACATATCGTCGTTTTCGATTTGCCGCTCTTTGTATTTCGGGCTGCTGTGGCTGCCATAGGCGACGTTCCAGGGCGGGTCGGTGAACACCATTTTCGCCTTCGCCCCGGCCATCAGCTTTTTCACTTGCTTCGGATCGGTGCTGTCGCCGCAGAGCAGGCGGTGCCGCCCGATCAGCCAGATATCGCCCAACTGCGTGACCGGGGTTTCGATGGAGTCGGCCTCGGCCTTGCCATCGAAATTATCCTCGGACAAATTGCCCCGCGACCGCTGGATTTCCTTGTACAGCTTAGCCGTGTCGATTTTGCTGTAGCCGGTCAAATCGACGTTGAAGCCGCGCTCCTCCAGCCGCTGCAGGATTTCTGCCAGTTTCGGCTTATCCCAAGCGCCGGAAATCTTGTTCAGGGCGATGTTGAGGGCCTGCTCCCGCATTTCGTCCATGTCGACGACAACGCAGTCGATTTCGTCGAAGCCCAGCTGCTGCAACACCTTGAACCGCTGGTGGCCACCGACAATGTTGCCGGTGCGCTCGTTCCAGACAATCGGCTCCACATAGCCGAATTCCTCAATGGACTGCTGCAGCTTTTCGTACTCCGGGTCGCCGGGCCGCAGATCCTTGCGCGGGTTGTACGCCGCCGGATTCAGCCGGTCAATCGGGATTTTCTCAATTTGCATATCATCCACGGGCAGCCTCCTCACGTTTTTTGGTGCGCATTCGCGCCCCGATGATTTGCAGCATCATATCGGCCTCCGGGTTTTCGATTTTGTGCTGGCTGTTGCGCTGCACGATATCCCAAATCGGTGCCCAGGTCGAGAGCGCGTGCTTTTGCATTTTCCACACGGCCTCGGAGAAAGGCGATATCTCGAAATTTTCGGCATCGTCAACGCCCACAATTGCCGAAATCGCCAGCTGGTGATTCGAGAGGTAGAGCATATGCTTCGCCGTGGCGTAATCTACGAGCAAATCTTCCGGGATTAGCGGCAGGCAGCCGGACGGCTCCAGAAATTTCACGATCCCGGCGTAAATTTCGTCGGGCCGGGGAATCCCGGCGATGGGGTTGGTCATGTGCCGCAAAAACTCCGGCGCGTCAGCGGCGGGGCCGGGCGCTTCGGCGGCAAATTCAACTTTTTTCAAGGGCCGGTGGCCCCGGTTGCCCTCTTCGATTTTTTGGCTGAGGGGCTTCGGCTTCCTACCGGCCCCTTTTCTCGCCCCGCCGTGCCCGTTGGCCATGCCAGCCGCCCCCCTTCGCGCGATTTTTGCTCCTGGGGGCATTGTATGCGCGCTTTTTCTGGTTCTTGCCTGTCCCCGCGACATTTTCCGCTGCATGTCCCGGCCCCGGCCCGTGCCGCGCGGCCCTCCGAAATACCAGTGCCTGGGCCGTGAGTGAATATTATCCTGCATAGTCGTGCATAAAAGGCCCGTCCTATGTTGAATAAAACTCAAACATCCTGAATAGTACGAGCAATACCCGTCCCGCAATCAAGAAAAAGCCCGAAACACTCAGGTTTCGGGGCTTTTCAAGATTTTTGAAAGCGCGCGAGGTACGCGCGAGGGCCTTGCCCGTTGGTCGGCGGGAGTCCACAGAGGTGGACGACCACCCGCCTAAATCAGTAGACCTTTGGCGAAGCGAAGGTGATCTTGGAGTGACAGGGCTTGCAGAGGGCCTGTAGGTTGTCGTCGGCATGGGAGCCGCCCTGATCAAGGGGAATCTTGTGATGAACTTCGGTGGCGGGGACGAGTTTACCGGCAGCCTCGCAGAGTTCGCAAAGCGGATGCTTTGAGAGATAAACAGCTCGTACTTTACGCCAATGGCGACCGTAGCGGCTGTTGGTTTGGGGATCGCGCTGCTGGTTGTAGGACTTGCAGGCAGCGCAATAGCGTTCGAAAGTCCTGCCGGGACAGCCGGGGGTGGCGCAGACGTTGGGATGCGGTCGGGCATAGAATTACTCCTTTCTGGACGGGCTGCGAAGGGCAAACAGGGTACGAAGACACAGCCATCTATATTCTTTTTTATTGTTTTTATATAAATCTTTTTGTGCTCGTGT